GCCAGCGTGAACCAGATGGCTTGGCCGGCGACCTGCGAGATCGCGCCGTCGTAGACTAGCGTGTGGTCCGGAAGGTGGATGTAGAGGTGGTTAAGTCCGTTGTACAGACGTGTTTCACAGATAGTCGAAGCCAGAGCAGCTTCAGAGTAAGTTGCCAGAATCTGGTCAATCTCCCGTGTAGCGATTTTGACGGTGTTGGCTCCGGACGCCAGCCATACCGATGGCGCCTCGTTGCGTCCGCCTCCGACGAAAGCCACAGAATCCAGATATACGCAGCAGGAGTACGTTCCGATTCCACCCCGTTGAATCTGGGCTCCTTCGATGCGAGCGAACGGGAAGGATAAGATGTCTCCACCGACGTTGTTGAAGAGCTCAATGGTATGTCGGTTAATCGCATAGACCTCGTTCCGGAACTTCTGAATCGAGATGATGGGGTCCGGATCGGCTTCGGATGTCGCCTTGGCCTGAACGATGGTCGGGTTGACCAAGTTGGTCGTGGCGATGAAGAACCCGTCCGTCAGAAAGAAGTAGCCATCCACCCAGCAGAAGTCCGTGATTGGCCCCATTGACGGGTCAGGCGTGAGGCTTGTGAGCGCAGAGCCGTCCCAGTAGTACAGCGTTCCGCTGGAGAGAATCGCCAGAAGCGTCTCCGAGTAGTCAAGAGTCACCTGACCACTGCCGCCAACGTCCGCGAGCACCACCACGTTCCCCAGCGAGCTCACCGAGACGAGCTTCGTGCCCATCACGCGGTAGAGCACGTTGTTCCACTCAATGCCGCCACGGTCGAGCCCAGGGCCTACCGCGAACTGCTTAATCCCGTCAGCCGGTCTCAGGTAGCCCTCGCTCAAGCCAGATGGCTGAACGACGGGCACCAAGTTGCGCGGGTAGCTGCGGCGAAAGTCGCCGGCCCCGTCCGTGTAGATACCGCTGAGCAGTGGGACTTGCATTACTTCTTCTTGGCGGTCTTGGCAGAAGCCTTAAACGCAGCAGCGGTCGGGGCGCCCTTGGAACCTGGCTTGCGCATACGCTCCTTGCTACCGGCTTCGATGCGTTCGCGTTTGGCGTGGATGTTGGCGTAGAGTCCTTTTTTCATTTGCAGTTCCAGCGTTTGAGTGAAGCAGCTTTACGCGTGGGGCGACCTTTCTCGTCTTTCATGGGCCCAGGCATCCCGCTCATACGCGCACAGAACGACGCCTTGCGGCCCTCGTCTGCCTTCGTCTTGGGGTTGGGTGCTGGAGCCTTCAGATTCGAGCCTGTGGCGCGGTTGTACTTTGCGCGGCCTTTCGCGGTGAGCCCAGCGCCTTGTGACACTGGGAGCTTCTCGCCGCGAGAGACCGAGAGGTTGACTTGTTTCTTAGCCATTGGACTCTTCAGGAGGAGGCAGGAATGAGCCGTCTGGCTGTTGAATCCAGCCGGGACCACAAGGAATCCCGTCTACGTTGACTAGCGTAGTGCCAGCAGGAGGCGTGTACGGACTTGTGCCGTCCCAAATGATGACACCCTGAACAATCTTGGTTAAATCATCAACAATAGCGTATCGCATGATTAGAAGTAAGTTGTAACAATTACGATTCCATCCGCTCCATCACCGCCAGCGCCAGAATTGTTTGTGGAATCAAGTCCTGCTCCGCCGCCACCGCCGGCTGCACCATAAAAACCTCCATTGCCACCGTTCCCACCATTAACGCCAGCAGTGATTGACGAGCCTCCACCTGCCCCTGCGCTACCTGCGATTGCAGTATTAACAAACGAGTTTGAGCCAGTTCCACCGTTTCCTCCGCCAGCCAATCCACCAGTCGCTTGACCTCCAGATGCGAACGTGCCTAAGGCAACTCCACCAACTCCACCATTTGCAGCTGTTGGAGTAGCTGCTGCCAAACCTCCTCCAGATCCGCCACCAGGACAACCAACTGTAGTATTGTTTCCTCCAGCACCTGCTCCAGTTCCTCCAGTTCCTCCATTACCACCTTGAAACATCGCTCTAGCAGAGGCAGATGCTCCCGCTGGCCCCGATGCCGTTGTCACGATTCCAGCTCCGCCTCCGCCCTGCACAATCACCCAACCCCCAAACGATGAATTTGTGCCCGCTGTTCCAGCATTACCATTAGTAGCATTTACAGTAACAGACGCTCCACCTAGTCCTTTTGCTCCTACTGTTACAGTTTCAGTTGCACCAAGTAGAGTTGCACTAAATGTGCGAGCAGAATACGAGCCCCCACCTCCGCCTCCACCTCCAGGTGCAGTACTACCTGCGCCGCCTTTGCGACCAGATGCTCCGCCGCCGCCAGCAGAAATTACAAATACATCAACTGACACAGCCCCTGCTGGCTTCGTCCACGTTCCGCTGGAGGTGAACACCTGCACGTTTGTCGGTGTTGCGCTCCCGCCGGTTGCCGCAATCGTAATCGCCCCATCCCCGTTCGTCACCGTCACGTTCGAGCCTGCCGTTAGCGTAGCCTTGGTGAGGCCACCTGCGGCGTTGCCGATGAGAAGCTGGCCGTTCGTGTAGCTGGTCTTCCCTGTGCCGCCAGACGTCTCAGCCAGCGTTGCGGACAGACCAGCCGCCGTGCCGGTGGTGTTCTGGTTGAGCGTTGGGACGTCAGCAGCTTGGATTGCCGACATAACAACGTCCGATCCGTTCCCGCGAAGGTACTGACCGGAGGTCGTTGCGCCGGCGAGATTATCCATCGCAGCCTGCCGGTTGGCAGACTGCATGAAGGAGTCGATGTCAGAGGATACTGTAATGTCAGGCATATGCTTTAGGGTCTGATGTACCGGTCAACGCCGCCTGGCCGGCGATAGTAGTTCGTTCCGCCACCAGGGCGCAGGTAGAACGACGCAGCGGGAGGCGGCCCTGGAGGGGTCACCGTGGGCCCCGCAGGCGTCTTCGAGCGTCGTCTTGAGAGGTAACGAATCACAGGCCAGCGCCGCAGATGAAGTTAACCGTCGTTCCGGAAGGCGAGATGATTGCAATGACGTTATCGTCCTCGAACTTGCCAAGGGACACTTGGCTGCTCGGCATGACGATGTAGTCAGCGGTCGTTGCGGTAATCGTGCCCTGCCCGATGCGGACGTACACCGGATTGGTTGAACCGGTGTTGGTCACGCAGATGCTGCGGGTGCCAGATTGGATGCTGTACTGGGCGGAGGTTCCAGTTGCTGACTGGGTTTGTCCGCTACCGTAAGAGGGATTGAATGGGAGTGTCATATTAGCCTACGCGATACCATTTTTGGATGACCGGCTCGAACCGGAGTGTGAAGAAGCCGTTTGCCGCGAGAGTCGTCGGAACGCCGCCTCCGACCGCACCGTTCAGGTTCACCGTCAAAGCGGTGATTGTCTGAGTGGTGTTGACAAGAATCTCTTGGTTTGCCACGCAGCCTGAGACCTGCGGGAGTTGGATCGTCAGCGAGGCCACTGTGCTAATGGGGGTAAGCACCAGCCACACGCTGTTGTTCGTGCCGCTGATGGCGACCGTCGAGCCGCTAATCGGCGAGGAGTACTGGATGACCTTGCCATCGTTGACCGTGACGTTCTGCTCAATGAAGTCAGCCACCACCGCTGCGGTGCAGTTGTAGTCGAGCCCGTTCTGGTTGACAGCAAACAACGTCGAGGGGCTGATGCTGTCGACGTTATCGAGATTTTGAATAGCCATGTTAGAGGAAGAGAAGCTGACCGTTGGGTTGTTGCTCGATGGGGGCGATGGACGGAACCGGCAAGAACGGCCAGTCCACATCCTTGTTGCCAGCGCCAGCCGGCATCTGCGAAGGGTACTGCTGCTGGAGGACGTTGGCGCTCTGCATGAGGAGCGTCTGGTAGCCAGCAATCGCGCCTGTCTTGGTGTCAGGCGAAGGCGCTTTGCCGTACTGCGGGGCGATACGCATCGCCAGATTCAAGATGACCGCCTCGTTGGCTGTTAGCGGCACATTGGTCTGCGTGTCGAGGTCAGCGTTGTCAGGCGAGTTGGTCAAAGGGTAGCCAATCTGGATGGCTTTCGCGTACCACTGCGCCACCATGGCATCAAGC